GCTGCAATAGAAGCACAGGTTACTGAAAACTACAACATAGCTTTTGCTGAACTATTAGCATCGCATGAAGGTAGAAAACCAACTAAGGATGAGTGTCGAGGTATTATAATGAAATCTAATGAAGGTATAGCACAACTTCAAAGAGATTTGATAGATGTTACTACAATTAAAAATAAATTAGATGCTCAACTTAGGTTGTATACACAATGTTGGGCAACTGTTTCAAGAATTGTAGCCCTAAGAACTCAGGGAAATGATTAATTTGAGTATAATAATAATAGGAGAAATATATTAATATGGGAAAATTTAGACCACAGATATTTTTAGCAATAGCATGCCTCACTATTTTATCGGTAGTAGGTTTATTTCATGAGATGCCAGAGGTATCCACTGCAACTATTGGCGGTATAATTGCATTAGGTATGAAAATATTAGAAGGAGAATAAACAAAAGGAGAAAGTTATGACAAGTAAAGACGTAGCAAAAGGAATAGTAAAAAGTTTACCAGTAGTAGGTGCACTTGCAGTAGGTGTAGGAGCAACTATAGCTGTATTTAACAGAGATAAGATTGAAGACAAAGTTGCGGACAAACTTATTTCTAGGCAGATTATAAAAGAAGATATTCCTTTACAATAAATGGAAAAATACATAGGAATAGATTGCTCATCTAAAGCTGTGCACATTGTAGTATTAGATGGCAAAGAACAATTAATAGATAAATATAAATGGGAATCTAAGTTAAAAACAGCTGATGCTAGGTTTTTAGATATAGTAGACCAAATACATAATGGACTACCTGAGTTTAGAGACGCAGAATTAGTATGTGTAGAAGACACAATTTATATTCAAAACCCTTTGACAACTAGAACTATTACAGCTATAGTCTATTCAATAATATATTTTTTACATTATTATGATATTAAGTGTTTAACTGCTAAACCTCAACAATGGAAAAAAGTTTTAAATGATACAACAGTATTTAAAAAAGGTCAGGCAAAAACTACTATAATGGAATATGTAAAAAATAAATGGGTAAAAGAAGAATTTATGGAACAAGATTATGCAGATGCAGCTTGTATAGCATTATACGGATTAAGACAAGAAAAGGAGAAAGATAATGGCAGCACCTAAAGGATATAAAAAGACTACAGGTCAAAAAAATAAAACATATTTTTATGATAAACCTACAGCTAAAGATAACAAGATAGAAGATAAGTTACCTAAAGGCATGACTGCTGAAGAGTTCAAAGCAAAGTATGCTAAAGTTGTATGGTGTGACTACTACAAATGTATACACAATGTACAAACTGAGGGAGCTAAAAGAACCATAGCTACTTTATTAGAAAACCCTCAATACAAACCTCTTGGTCCAAAAGATGCGATGATAAGAGGTGTCTGTAGCAGAGCTGAGATAGGTATCAAATTTAAAGAAATAAGCACCACGGGTGGTGTAAAGCACAAAGTACCAGAGTGTTTTAATGCTGCTGGTAATAAAAACAAAGGTGGCATGGATTTTAGTAAATTATTACAATCTAATGGAACCCCCCACGGAGGAAGCATTGAATCAGGAAACGCTGATAGCGGATGGTCTAATGCTGCATACATGTAATGCCAAAGAAATTTTCACGACAAGTAAGAGACAGAGCGTTTAAATTATACTTAGATGATACATACTCTGCACGCGAGATTGCTGAACAAGTATCTCAAGAGTTTAGAGTAGCAGTCACTACTCCTACAATATATAGCTGGATACGAACTTTAGACTGGGATGTTAAGAAGAAAGAAACTGAAGCTAAAGCTATGGAAAAAATGCAAGAAGATGAATCTACTAAAATAGCTAAGATGCAAGAAGAACATCAAGAACTATATAAGATTGTAAGAGATAAAGCTGGAATAGAATTAAATTCATTAACTTTTGAAAGAGCTTTTGATGCAGTTAAAGCACTAGATATAGGTATACAAGGTGAAAGACAAGTTGCAGAGGGATTAATTAATGTACAGTTTATACAAGATGTAGTTAATATCCTTGTAGAGGAAATTGAAGATATAGAACTTATCCAACGCATAGCAGCAAAATTAAAAGTATTAATGGCATCAAAAGATAATGAGTGACGATTTAACAACATATAACAAAGCCTTTGAGATACTTGCAGAAAAACTAGAAAAAAGTAATAAATATCAAATAGGTAGTTTCTGGGAGTTTACTAGAGATATATGGTCTCAAGGATTTGACCACCCTGAGTATTTTCAAGCATGGCATGTAGGTAAATTAACCGAAGAAGTAGAAAAATGTATTGAAGATGGGCTTAATTATTTAGCCATATTACCAAGAGCACACTTCAAATCTACTATATTAGGACATGCATTTAGTATTTGGAGAAGTTTAAAGATTCAAGGCAGTGCGAATATATTATATTTATCTTACAGTGATACTATGGCAAAGTACCACATATCTGAAATAAATAAAGAAGTAAACAGGAACCCTATCTTAAAAGAAATGATGACTAATAGAGCTCCTAAAGCAGACTTTACGTTTAGATATGACACAGGTAACGGCGGTAGTGCAGAAATATTACACGGTGGGTTGTTCTCTTTCAAAAGAGGTATGCACGTCAATGGAGCATTGATTGCTGATGACATATTAAAAGACCCAGAAAGCCCTCTTGCAATAGGGCAAATGTCAAAAATTGAAGACCACTTTTTAACAGAATCATTATTCATACCGAATCAAGGGGTGCCTGTAATAATAGTAGGAACACCAATGATGCCGGGAGATTTGTTGACAGTGTTAGAAAAAGATGATAGATTTGTTACTAGAAAGTTACCAGCACTAGACCCCGAACCGGGTAGAAGAGTGCTTATGCCTGAGTTATATAGTGAGGAATGGTTGTTAGAACAACAAAAAGCAAAACCTAAATCGTTTGCTTCAGAGTTTTTACTCCAGCCACACTTTAATACTGAGGCATACTTTGATTCAGAAGACATAGAAAAATGTGAGGATGCTAATTTGAGGTCGCTACCGACTACACTTAAACATACATTTGCAGAAGATGAAGACATCTTTGCTGGATTTGATGTGGGTAAAAAAAGACACCCATCACATTTAGTTGTATTCAGAAGGAAGGGTGAGAGGATAGAACAAATTCATCAGTCGTGGTTAGATGGTTGGGATTATTCTGAACAGATAGTTTATCTTAATGAAGTAGCTGAGAACTTTGGACTTAGCAAAGGATATATAGATAATACTAGAGGTGAATTAGAAGATAGAGGATTACATAGAACATGGCATCCTTTAGCATTTACTTTAAAGTCTAAGAATAATATGGCACATATCTTTGAAGAGTATGTACATTCGGGGAATTTATTTTTGATTCAAGACCACAGGCAACGCCAACAAATATTGTCTGTGAACAATGAATTGAAAGCTCCTGAAACTCCGATGGGACACGGGGATGCATTTTTTTCTATCGCTATGGCTTTACAAGCGGCGTATGAAACTGGTATATTTAGGATGCAAACTATTGGAAGCATGCAAGAATTTGCAAATGAATTGGAACCACCGATGGGTAAACCGCAAGATAGCCAAAAATCATTATTGGATTTTCCAAAAAATGAGTATAATAATAACAGTAATTCTTCTTCGGAATCAGGTGCTCCCAATCCATCGTGTACAGAGGATGTATGCAATCCAGCATTCTGGATTCCAAAAAGAAAATTATGTTTACATTGCAATTACAGAGGACAATTATAGGAGGAACTCACATTGGTCACGTTAACACAACAAGCAGAAACAGTCGCATCAAAAAGATACTATTTAAAAGACGAATCAGGTGAACCTGAAGAAAACGCAAACACGTTATTAAAACGAGTAGCTAAAGCTATAGCTTCCTCTGAAAAGTTGTATGGAAAGACAGATGCTGACACACAACTAACTGAAAAAGAATTTTATGACATGATGTCATCATTAAACTTTATTCCTAATTCACCAACACTTATGAATGCAGGCACGGCACAAGGCACGCTATCAGCTTGTTTTGTATTACCTTTAGAGGATAGTATGGAAGATATTATGAAAGCCGCTCATGATATTGCTATGGTACAGAAGTTTGGTGGAGGAACAGGATTTGCTTTATCTAAATTACGCCCAAGAGGAGATAAGATAAAGACAACGCATGGTATAGCTTGCGGTCCAATACAAGTATTACAAACACTATCTAGAGTATCATCCATGATTACTCAAGGTGGTAAAAGAGATGGTGCAAACATGGCAGTAATGTCAGTGTATCACCCCGACATCTTAGAGTTTATAGACTGTAAAAAAGTAGAAGGAGAAATACACAACTTTAATATTTCAGTAGGTGTGGATTCTAACTTTATGAAAGCGGTAGAAGCTAATCTTAATTACCCATTAATTAATCCAAAGAGTAAACAAGTAGTAGGGGAACTAAACGCAAAAGAAGTATTTGACAAAATGGTATATGGTGCATGGAGAAATGGTGAACCCGGTATGATTTTCTTAGATGAAGTCAATAAAGATAACCACGTTACAGAAGAATATGGAGAAATGATTGCAACAAACCCATGTGGTGAACAACCACTATTAGGAAATGAATCTTGTAATTTAGGCTCTATAAATTTAGCTAACTTTGTAAATCATAAAGAAGTAAAACCATATATTAAATGGGATGAGCTAAAAAATACAATTACCACAGCTACAAGATTTTTAGATAATGTAATTGATGCTAACAAATATGCAACTCCAGAAATAGAGAAAATGACTAAAGCCACAAGAAAAATAGGTTTAGGTATAATGGGGTTTGCAGATATGCTTACACAATTAAGAGTTCCTTATAATTCTAAACAAGGTAGAAAAATAGGTTCGGATATAATGAGGTTCTTAAAAACTCATGCAGATAAAGCATCTGTGGAACTAGCAGAAGAAAGAGGCACGTTCCCTGCATGGGACAATAGTGATTATGGAGAAGAAGAAAAATATAGAAATGCATGTAGACTTACTGTAGCTCCAACAGGAACTATATCTATGTTTGCTGATGCATCTAGTGGAGTAGAACCCTTGTTTTCTTTAGCTTACAGGAAGATGAACATATTAGAAGGAGAAACACTTTACTATGTAAATAAATATTTTGAACAAGATGCAAAGGAAATGGGTTTTTATTCAGAAGACCTTATGGAATATTTATCTGATGGTGGCTCACTTAAAGATAGGAATGAGGTGCCTGATGAAATAAAAGATATTTATACAACTGCACCTGAAATATCGCCTGAAGCACATGTAGGAATGCAAGCAGCTTTTCAAGAACATTGTGATTCTGGGATATCTAAGACCATAAACTTTGCAAATGATGCTACAATAGAAGATGTGTATACAACTTATATGCTAGCTTGGAAGACTAAATGTAAAGGAATTACAGTGTACAGGGCTGGTAGTAGAGATAAAGAAGTGTTGGTAACAGCACACAAAACTGAAGAAAAAGAAATGTCTGACTCACAACTTAGTTTCTTTGATGCACCAGAAATAGCTGTTCAGGAAGACTATGATTGTTGTGAATCAGCTAAAGTTGTAATGGAATCTGGTTGTGAGACATGTAAGACTTGTGGGTGGAGTGCTTGTCATATAGCATAAAATTCACAAATTTATAAAAAAATAGTATAATAATAGTAGGAGAAAAGATATGCCGATAGGTAATATGTTAAGAGATAGACAAGAACAGTATGTCGCACAGAAAGATAATACTGGCACTTGGAGAATACTTGATACTTGGCACGAAGATTTAACTAAATTAAGTCCAGAAGATGAAATAGATGACTCTAGTGAAGCAGTCACTATATTATCAGAAGGTGGTTTTTTAGCTTTAATTAGAGAGTCGACTAGATTAGGGGTGTTGCAAAACGCTGCTGTAATGGAGAATGAAGCTTTAGCTGACCAAGTAACAGAGTTAAAAGAAGAAAACGATAGATTAAAAATACAAATTGAGACTACCCCTGCAGTTGAAGTTACACACGAAGAAAAAGCGGGGTTAAAACAACATGCAATAGACACCATAGCCAAGATAGTAGCTATAGATAGTGTTGAAATAACTAAGGAATAAGTATGAAATTAGGAGATTATCTTCCAGAAGTTCCTGAAATGGCAAAACAAATGGGTCAACTCGGCTCACAAATGGAGATATTCAACGACTTAATGTTGAGTAAGTCAGCAGGAGAAACAGGTAGCGGACCCACATTTGGTGTAGACTACATAGTTAACTCGTATATTAGAAACCAATTAGCATACCGTAAGCAACTTGTACAAGATTTACAGACTATTGCATACACCTGTGAAGAATTACGAGCCCCTATTATGCATATTACTGGGGAAGTATTTAGAAGAGGTATAAAAATAGAACCTAATAAAGTAGACCCAGACAGTTCTCAAATAACGCGTTTAGCTAAATTTATGAAGAACTGTAATTTATTTGAGCAAGGTTTAGAAGAAGTTTTAAGACAGTTCCATTGGGACTTAAATACAGTAGATGATGCTTTTCTGTATTTTGCAAAAGAATATTATGATGCGGGTGATGGTAAATTAAATTCTAGAGTAACAGAAATTAGAAGAATCAATCCAGCATTAATAGAATATGACTTAGACGAAACAGGATTACCTAAGAACTCTCATTTCTTCTGTCCTTTACACAGGCAGAATATATCAGAATCACCTGAAGAGTGTTCTGAAGAGGGTTGTGAGCAAGAAAAACAACCTGCAATGTACAGATACTTATATAGGACTGAGGTTCACTACTTCTTAGATACAGAGGTGGTGCATTTGTCTAAATTTAATCCGACAGAAACTTATGGTTGGTCTCCGGTATTAACAATATTTGAAAAAGCTCTTACACTTATTGGTATGGATAGAAACCTATACAGGTATTTCTTTGAAAGAAAGATGCCTGCATCTATGGTTATGGTAACTACAGATGACCCTGAAAGTTTAAAAAGGGAAAGAGAAGCTATCGCTGCAAAGGTTAGACAAGACCCTAACTATATACCAATGGTTGCTGTATCATCTAGGACTAATAGAGGTAGGGTAGATATGGTTAGAATGTTTCATACATTACAAGAGATGGATTACTTACCTGTGAGAGCTGAAATAAGAGAAAGAGTCTCTGCAATATATGGTGTATCACCAGTATTCCAAGGTGCTCCTGATTCTTTTGGTGGATTATCTCAACAGACTACACAATTAACTGTGATGAGTCGAGTGGTAGAAAGAGACCAGAGACAAATCATGGAAAAAGTATTTAGTGCTATCATGGACAACTTTGGTGTAACGGATTATAAATTAGTATTACCTAACCCAGAGGAAAAAGCTGAGGCTACTAGAATCGCTCAAGCACAACAAAGAACTGTAATAGCTAATCAATTATTACAAATGGGCTTTGATGTTGAACTTAAAGATGATAAAGTAGACTTAATGGATATAGACTTTATGGTTAGTGGTGAACCTGTACCAAGTAGTCAAATGCAAGGTCAGATGACTGCTATTCAATTAGACCAACAGCAACAACAAGCTGCTGAACAAGAGGCTCAAAGAGCTGAACAATTTGATGCAGCAGCAGACGTTGCCGAAAGTGAAGCGGGTGGTGAAGATGCAGAAGTTGAAAATAGTTTAGAAAAAAATGTTCTAACTAATGATTCAAGAAGCCAACCTTTACAACAACCTTTTGCTAATATGAATACTGCGATACCAAAAGGAAAAGGTAAGTTTCAAGGAAGAACTGCAGGAAGAACTCCAGACCACAACGACAAAACTCCTTTAGAAGAAAGAGATATCGAAGAGTACGCTGAGGCTAGGGAGAAAAAATTTGAAGATAGAATGTATGGTTTAACTAAAACATCATCGTGGACAGATAGTTTAGCAGCACAAGGATTTGAATACCCAATAATTAAAGAGGTGTCTCCCGATGGCTCAACACTATGGTTTATACAAAACGGTGTGGATTATACAGGAAAGTTAACAACTGATGGAGTAGCTGACATATCAAAAGCAGCTTTCTCTGGATTAGAAGGTAAAAAATATTATGGGGACCAATACCAAAATGAAAGAGGTGATGGTTCATCTAAAAGTAAACCAGTCAACGTAGAAGAGGAGCAAGACGATGACTAAGAATTTTTCAAAAAAAGACGCTGAGTATTCAGACAAACCTAAATCCGCGTTACCTAAGAAACCGGGAGAACCTGACCAGTACGCTAATCACAACTATGAAAACAGAGAAGTTAGACCTGATGGTTCTACGGTATATTATTATGAAAATGGTGTGAAAGCAATACACCACCCCCCACAAAAAACATCATCAGGCTACCATAAGACTGCAGCAAAACACCATTTAGATGAAACTAAATCTTCAATCGATAGTTCCAAATATAAAAAAGCACTGTCACATTTAAGAGCCTTATCAGGACACAGCCAAGCCTTAGATAAGTTTAAGAGTGAGTCTGGTACTAGCGTAGAAAAACTTGCAAAAGAATTTTCGGGTACTGTAGCAGTAGCTAGTGACCCAGCTGTATTTACTCGGACTTATGGAGGTAATAATAAAAAAGGTAAAAGTGGAGTAAAAAAACTAGATGACTATTTAAAAAAAGAACTTGAACATAAAAAAGCAATGGTTAGTTTAGTAAAAGATGTACAAAAAGAATTAAAAAATGATGATACAATAGATATAATAAAAGCTGAAGATGAGGATTTTTATCAATTCCAAAAAGAATTAGATGAGGAATTTATATCTAATGACTAATTTAAATAAATTTTTAGAATTTATGGAAACTGACTTGACACGAAAGAAAAAAGGTGTTAAGGTCAAACTAAATAATATGCCTTTTTTGAATCATTATAAAAAATCTAAAGAAGGTAGAGTGGAAAATCCACCTAACAGAAA